GGGAAACAGTATTCCCAGCCACCTTAGCGTGGACTGGTGTAAATGCTATACTAACATGGACTAACGCGACAGGAGCACTAACTTAAATGGCACTTTCACCCAATTATGGCTGGTCAGAGCCAGATAACTCGAGCCTTGTAAAAAATGGCGCACAGGACATTCGCACTCTTGGCGATTCGATTGATACTTCTGTCTGGAATATCGGCTTTGGTCAAGCTGGCAAGAATAAGATTATTAACGGCGAGTTTGATTTCTGGCAGCGTGGAACATCTTTTACCATTACAACATCAACCTTAACTTACACAGCCGATAGATGGTACTCTCACATTCTTGGCGCAACTGTTGGATGCACAGTTTCACAACAGACATTTACCCCAGGCACAGCTCCAGTTGCAGGGTATGAAGGACAGTTTTTTATTCGTCAAAATGTAACTACTTTAACAACTCAAAGCATCCAAGCATTAGGTCAAAGAATAGAAGATGTGCGTACTTTCGCAGGGCAAACAGTTACAGTTTCATTTTATGCTAAGGCAGATGCAAGCCGCAATTACACTAGCCGCTTTGTGCAAAACTTTGGTTCTGGTGGATCTAGCGAAGTAGTAACCTCAACAGGTGCAACACACGCATTAACAACATCTTGGCAACGCTTTACAGTTAGCGTTGCAGTGCCTAGTGTTTCAGGTAAGACAATCGGTACTAGCTCTTATCTTGCTATCTTGGTTGATGGCCCATCGAACACAGCAAACACTTTAGATGTGTGGGGTTTCCAGATTGAGTACGGATCTAAGGCAACGCCTTTTCAGACTGCAAGCGGTGGAAGTCTGCAAGGCGAATTGGCTATGTGCCAACGGTATTATTTAGACACACGCAACGGATCAGATCAACCGTTTTCAGGATACTCGAACTCTACCGATTATCTTTTAGCCAATGTCCGTTATCCAGTTACAATGCGATCAACGCCATCTGTGACAATAGGACAAGCAAGTGGATCAAATTATGTACGCCGTATCTCAACAAATGCTCAAATAGCAATTACAGTCACTTCATATCCTGGCACTAACCCAGGTGGTTTTTCTGCTGTTTATTGTGCTGCTGCGCCTTTTGTTGCAGCCGTCGGTTATGACTTTTACATCCTAGCAAGTGCGGAGCTATAAAATGGAATATACATACACAGAAGTATTAGACGAAGCAGGCGAATTAATTGCAGTTAATCGCTCAGATGGTTGGTGGATTCCAGCAGATCCAGCTAACTCTGACTATCAGGAATACATAAACTCAAGTGAAGCCGCAACTATCTAAAGCTGCTAAGCAACTTCGGGAACAGTTTGATGACACATTCCCAAGTCGTGACCGCGCATCGGATGGCTGGATCGGTGATACCCGACACGCAGCTCGCCCTAGCGATCATAATCCCGATGCTAATGGCTGGGTTCGTGCCATCGATGTCGATCGTGATGTCAGTGGTAAGTCCAAGCCAGACCTTATGCCAGATATTGCAGATCAGATTCGTCTCTTATGCAAGTCTAAAAAGGAACGCAGAATTACCTACATTATCTTTGATGGTCGAATTGCCTCAAGCAAAAAGGGTTGGGCATGGCGAGAGTACACAGGGGCTAACAAACACAACCACCACTGTCACATCTCGTTTGCGAAAGAAGCTGACAATGATGGGGCTTTTTTTCAGATACCTATGTTAGGAGCAAGTAATGAATGAACTAAAGACCGCAGCAGGATCTTGGGCAAGAGCCTTCTTAGTAGCAGTCATCTCAATGGCAATGGCCGGGGTAACAGATCCTAAGGCGTTGGTTACAGCAGGTATTGCATCAATTCTGCCACCTGTATTGCGCTACCTTTCTCCTAATGATCCTTCTATGGGCATCAAGAAGTGACACAGTCAGACTTCTTTACGCTTTACCTTGCCACAATCGCAGCACTCGGTGGCTTGTCTGGCTATGTAATTACTCATCTGTTGTCTGAGATCAAAAGACTCAACACGCGAGTCGATGAGATCTATAACATATTACTTGACAGGTAGCATTGTGCCATGGCAAGAAAAGCAACTAAGGCATTAGAGGAGCAAGGCTACTCAAAGCTTGATGCTTACTGCATTGGGCTTTATGAATACTTCCTATCGCTAAAGCGAGCAGGGTTCGCAGAAGATATTGCTATGTTTATGATTACAGAGCCACAGGCTTACCCTCATTGTATTCTGCCAGATCAAGTACCGCCAGAGAAGTTAGGCGATTACGAAGATGAGGATGACGATTAAGCGAATAGTCGTAGTGAGTGACCTTCAGGTTCCTTATCATGACAGGGTTGCTACCCGTAACCTTGCTAGCTTTATATCTAAGTTTAAGCCAGACCAAGTAGTAACCATTGGCGATGAAATTGATTTGCCTCAAATCTCAAAATGGGAAGAGGGGCGCATGGGCAGTTATGCCCAGACCCTAGATGATGACCGCAACGAAGCTGTTCAGCTTCTCTGGGATTTAGGCGTTACAGACTGCATAAGGTCTAATCACACGGATCGCCTTTACAACATCATCATGGCTAAAGTACCTGCATTCGGAGCATTGCCAGAGCTGCGCTTTGAGAAGTTTATGAAGTTTGATGAGCTAGGTATTACCTTTCACAAGAACCCAATGCCTATTGCACCTAACTGGATTGCTGTTCATGGTGACCACACACCGATAAAGCCACATGGGGGCTTATCAGCCCTAGAAGCAGCCCGTAGGCATGGTAAGAATGTCATCTCAGGACATACTCACAGAGCAGGGCGTTCTGCCTTCTCAGAGGCTTCTGGGGGTCGCATAGGGCGTGTCCTGCACGGTGTCGAGGTAGGTAATCTTATGGACTTTAAGCAGGCTCATTACACGAAAGGGTCTGCAAACTGGCAGCAGGCTTTTGCCATCATCTATGTAAACAAATCTAAAGTCCAGGTAGATCTAATCAACATCGAGAAGGACGGCACTTTCATAGTTGCTGGAAAGTCCTACGGCAGACCAAGATAATCGTTATAAAGTCGTTACCTAAATGTGCTTGATTAGTCGGTCACTTCTGTCACACTAATCTCGTAAGCCAGTCAAGGGCACTGGATACAGATAGGTAAAACAATGAGCTTTGAGATGCCGATTATAGTGCTGCTACTTGCAGCTAATGCTTTATGGTATTTAGTAGGTTGGGCTAAAGGATTTAACGAAGGCAAGCGTGAAGGCTTGATCGTAGCAAAGTCATATCAGCGAGCGACAACAGATGCGCGCTAATGAAATCTTACTCACAGCCACCGACACGATCCGTGACCGTGGGCTTTCATACGGTCACCCTGCGGATAACCTGCAACACACAGCAATGCTCCTCTCAGCATACTTACAAACACCGATTCACGACTATCAGGTGGCAGGGATCATGGTGCTTGTTAAACTTGCACGGACTAATCAGTCAGCCCAGCACATTGACAACTGGATTGACCTATGCAGCTATGGCGCAATCGCAGGACAACTAGCAACCGAGGAGAACGATCTATATGTTTAATCTTGATGAATATACAACTGTTCGTGAGCGTGTAATCGAGTTTTGGAAAAGGTATCCTAATGGACGGATTGAGACAGAAATTCTTGATTGGTCTGATAAGCGTTTTATCGTGGGTGCACGACTGTATAGAGAAGCCACAGATGAGAAGCCATTCTCGACTGGTTTTGCGCATGAGGTTATTACGGACAGGGGTGTCAATAAAGATTTTGCTTTGGAAAACGGAGTTACTTCGGCAATTGGTGTTGCTTGTGGTCATGCGAACATCGGCATTGACAAGAACAAACCAAGCCGAGAAGAGATGACTAAGGTCGTTGCTACAAAAGTAGCAAAGCCACCTGTCCAAGAGGTCAAGGCAGACGATCAGGACTATTGGACTACACCCGTCAATGAGTACAAAGGTGTAGTAGATGCACCTGTAACACTTGAGAAGGCTATTGAGAATGTAGCTGCAATCATGGGAACTGGTGAAGCAGTAGAAGCACCATCATGTGAGCATGGGCACATGATATGGCGAGAGGGTGAGAAGAATGGCAAGGCATGGGGTGGCTACTTTTGTGGGTATGCAACACGCATAGGAGAAGCTAAGTGCCCTACAAAGTGGTACACACTTAATTCACAAGGCAAGTTCGAGCCACAGAAGGCGAGAGTATAAATGGGTTACATCGAGGTGTATAACATAGACAAAGATGGTGAATGGACTGATCTAAATGACATTCCATTTATTACCACAATTAACTGCCAGTTATGCAATGAGCCGACAGAAGCTCATGACATCATTATCCCAGCAGTTATCCAGGACGGCATACTGACAGCAGGCACATGGCAGTGCAGGAAGTGTAAGGCAGTCAATGGATGACAAAGAGAAGCTTTTAATCTTCCTAGTGCTGTTCCTGTTTATTGGTGGCGTAGCGTTGGGATACATGTCTCATGGCTGAGTTTAACTTTGATGAGATTTACCGCTCTCCAGTAGATCGACATGTGTACAGTTTTAGCGGCTATGGTGGGGTTGAGAACTGCTCAGACTGCGATGCTTTTACACAGGTCAATGAGTACGATCGTCTCCACGATGGTGCTGTTCTATTCTTCTGCAATAGATGCGAGAACAAACATCATTTATGAGTCAGCATAGGAAACACAGAGGTTTCCGCACAGAGCGCGTAGTAGCTGAGTACCTATCGACTTGGTGGCATGGCGCATGTGTGGGAAGGGGTA